CACTAGCAGGACAATTCTCATCGATATTTATGCTGTTAATATCGGTGTTGCTCGAAGGGGTCGAACTATATAATGTGATGTTCGTCTTTGCCATACTATCTCCTATTCATTCCGAAAAAGTTTATGTCTGAAGAGTTGCCTCCCAACAAACCTCCATAAAATGGAGATCCAGTTCCCATAACTTGAGCAAGTCCAATGTTTGGTGCATATCTTTCAGGATTATATCCAGTTATTGCTCTTCTCATTATGTTTGTTCCTAAAGGGGTGTATGCAGAGCTTGTTAATCCTGCGACTGTTCCTGCTAAAACTGGATCTATGGCGGGAGCAAGTGTGCCTGCACCATAACCACCGCCTCCACTTAACAATACATTTGACATAGCTGTTCTTGTTGCTGTTCCGCTATCTGCAAGTTTCTGCCCTAAAACCTCTTTACCTAAGGTTGCGGTTTCTTGTAAATTCGCCTGACCTGAAGCAAACTTTTTCTTTGTTTTATCCGCTTGCCTAATTGATCTAATTACATCGTTTGGAGTTACCTCTGCGTTGGTAATTCTCTTAAATGTTTCTCTAATAGGAACAAAGTTAGAAAAACTTTTATCTACAGCTTTTAGCTTTTCAGAAAGAGCAGGGTTTTTATCAGCTATTATTTTTTTCATTGTTGATACAATTTCATTAACAACTGGTGCTTTTCTTTGGACAATCCTATCAGGACTGACCGCAAAACCTACACCCTCTGCTGACAAAGCTGATATAGCTTGCTTATAATTGTTCCCACTTAAATCCCCAACATCATCACTTAAACTGTAAAAGAAAGCATCAACGTCATTTTTGAGAGACTTCACACCTTCAGGTGTTAATTTTTTTGCATTTGCTTCGATGATGTCATTAATTGGCTTTTCAAATACTGATTTATTTGGAACTTTTAAATTTGGTATAATTTTATCAAACTCTTTGCTGATAATGTTACCAACTAAAGATTGTGTTGCTCTTCCATCAGAACCATTTAAAATATCTAATTGTGCCTTTGTTAAATTTTCTTTTTTAAATCCGACTTTACTAAGTGGATCTAAAACTTCCTCGTAAATAACTCTGTTAAAATCATCTCTTGATCTTTGATACGCACCTTTAACTGAACTGCCAATTGCAGGAATACTAGTCATAGCATTTTCTATGGTTTTCAAACCTCCGCCGACAGCATCACCAACTGTTAAATTTACACCTTTATCAACTAGTTTTTTTGCACTATCTGATATAAATGGACTTGCTCTTTGAAAAGCACCTCCAGTTAAAGCACCAACTGTACCCCCAAATAATCTATCTCCTTCGTCAGATGCTCCCGCTCCATAAACACCACCCATTCCCATCGCACTTTTTACAGCACCTAATCCTGCTTTTGCTAATCCTGCACCGCCTAAAATCGCTGTTGGCAAACTTCCTACTATTTCTGAACCAATAGCTAAAGCAGGGTTCGTGTTTCTAAAACTTCTTAACCTTTTCCTAATATTTTCTTTTGCATCTTCACTAAAAAACCCCGCTATTTCATCAGCAGTTCCAAAAGTTAAACCTTGCAATGCACTGTCTATAATACCCTGAGTTGTTGATACTGGTATATTAATGTTTTTGCTAAGCTCTTTTGCTTTTATTAATTCATTAGCAATTTCTTGTTGTTGATCCTCAGAAAGTTCTGCAAAGTTATCTTGAACCTCAAACTCTCCATATCCTTCTATTTCTATCTTCATGGCTTAACCTTAATTTTAAGTTTTTTGTTAGGTTTATTAAAAGTTTCAAAACTTTTCTTTATTTGATCAAGAGTTATAGATGAAGCACCTTTAAATCCATCCATAGTTCCATTTGCTTCAAAATACTCAATTGCTTTAAGTTTTTGTTGAAAAGCCAACTCTATTGATTTTTGTAAATTGTTAATCCTTCTAATATTTTCTTCAGGAAGTAATCGTGGATTGAATGAACGAGCCAATAATTGTTCTGCTTCTCTCTCAGAAAACTGACCACCTAAAACAGCTTTAAGGTTACTCTGTACAACCTCTTCAACCATTTGTTGTACCTTCACACCTTCAGGATTAAAAAATGACCTTAAACTGTCAGGTAAGGCAGAGTTATAAACACCAGTCAAATCCTTGCCTTCTCTTAAATGTGTTTCAAGAATTTTGCTTGCGTCTTGTAATTGAGTTATGTTTTTGCCTATGACAGAAGCACCGCCATCTAATACAAATTTTGAGTATACTTTGCCAAATTCCCTATCAATAGCTTTTTTAGCCTCCCCAATCTTAGGTGTTTTTGGAGGTATTTTATAACCTTCTACATTAGTCACTACTGGGTTTGTAGGATCAGAATAATCTACAACTTGACCAGTTTCTGTAACAAATTTAGTGTTAGATGTTTTAGGCTTACTCTCATAAACAACTTTAGGATTATTTGGATCTGAAGTGTCAATTAATGCACCGCCAACTACTTGCAGTTTAGGTCTATTAAATAATTTATTAGCCTGAGCATAGTTTGCTAATCCTGCGTTTAACCCACTACCAACAATCTGACCAAAGGTGCGAGGGGTTGTCGAATAACCACCTTGCTCCAACATTTTTGCAGAAGCACCTAACAACCCATATGTTTTTGGGTCTGCAAAACTGCTACCTAACAAACCTGAAAAAGCATTGTTGTTTTGCTGTTGTACGTTTGGCTCTAATATTTGTGCCTTTGGCAACACATTTTCTCGTGTTGCATTTATAGGTATTCTTACTGGATTTGTTGATATTTCAGGCATACCACCATAAGTCGCTCTTGGACTAAAAGACATCCCACCTCTTGCTTTGTTAAGGTCATTCATAAATGCTAAATCTATAGGTCTTACTGCCATTATATCAACCCTAACAATCCGCCACCGATTGCCCCATACATTGGATTAAATCCTGCAAGTTGTGCTAACTGTGACCCGCCTAAAGCACCGCCTAAGGCTGAAGCACCTTGATTTCTAAATACTGGCTGAACAGTGCTAGAACCTAATGTTCCACCACCAACTAAACTCATGTAGTTTTGTAGCTTCTGATCACCAATATTCTGCTCGTAGTTAAATCTATTTATGTTGTCTTGAAGTTGGCTCATTGCATCAGCTTCTCTAGCAGATCCAACTTGTGCCAATTGTTGTGCATCTAAGTTCTGATATTGTGGTGCTAGTCTTAGTGCATCCTGCTGTGCCTTATAAGCCATTGGAGCAAGTGCTGAAGTTAATGCCTGCTGATTTGCCCCTGATCCATATCTTCCTGATTTTGCAAACTGAGATGTAACAGTATCAATTGCAGGCTTGAATGCCATGCTCATTAGTGGATTAGTACCCATTAAATTTTGCTGTATAACGTCTTGACTTGTTGCAGTTAGGCTATTCGGATCTAAAGCTCTGTCTCTAACCATATTAAGAGCCATCTCACTTTCAGGACTAAAACCAACTGTAGTTGTGTTTGGATAGTATGAAGGCATATCATCCATAAATCTGTCTTTAGCCTGAGCCAAACCAAATTCTAAAAATGGCTTTGCATACGCAGGCGGTTCAACCTGAGTATTTACTGTTCCTGAACTTCCTCCGCCACCACCTTTTGACATATCAATATTCCTTTATAAAAACAGTTGCAGTTGGTTCATAATCTTTCAAAACTTTTCCCCAACCTTTTCGACCTATAATTTCAACTGCCTTACAGTTATATAATATAGACCATTTTCTTATTTTTGGCTCTACCTCTAAAAGTGTTTCTAGATTACCGCCTGCAAGCCAAAACCGCAGAGTTCTGCGTTGCGGATAATTTATTATTTCAGTCACAATGGCACTATCCTTAAATGCCCATAACTGAGCATCGCCTCTTTTGACGATCTCTATAACTTGTTCAAATGTATGACTGTTGTGAGCATACTTTAGAGCATCAACAATCCATTTTTTGCAACGATATACATCATCCAAAAATGACGTAGTCGAAGGATCTAGTGGTCGAAGCATTTGCATGATTTAATGTTGCCTGCCCTTTTTGTCTCGCTGTAACATGAATGTTTTCAGATGAAGCATCGCTAGTAGTCGGCATAAATAAAATCACACTATCTGCACCAATACGATCATCAGACAATGTTGTTGTTGTCGCACTGTTTGTTAATGTCACCGAACCAGTAGAGTTTACTTTTCCATCTAAAATATTATTTACAACTGTTGATATTGTTCGTGGCTCATCGCCTATAGGAGATAGCCTTCTGTAGTTATTAACTCTTGTCATCTTCTACCTAATGGTTGACCTTCTATATCAACTCCCTGAGCAAAATCCCAAAAGCCTGATATATTCATTCTTATTCTATGAAACCTTCCCTGAGATCTATGCTGTACAAATCCCTCATCAGTCAGGCTGTTTGCTGTAGAAAACGTAACGTCATCATCTTGTCTGTCTCTTGCCCCAACTTGCATTGTTACAGAGCCATCCCTGAAATATGGAACTGTTCTTGTTACAAGTGAGTGCTTACCTTTATTGATAGCAAACTCTGCTGTCTCAATCGTTGCATCCAGTGGCTGTCCAGTGAATGCAAATATTTTATTTGAAAAACTGCCACCAAATAAAAAGTTTCCGCCCTTATATAAATTACTATCTAATGGTGCAGGCAAACCCTCTAGTGTCGCACTTAAATTATCTAGTCCTTCTAAGGTATATCCTGCTGTATAAAATGGTGCGATAAGGTCTGCCGATACTTCAGCTATTGACCATTTACCTACTGCATAATTATACATTAAAATTTTATCAGGACTTGTGCCTGAGGTGTTTGAGTTTGACACATAAGACCACGCAACTATTTGGTTTTGCGGATCTACTGCACAACTCATTTTAAAATCAAATGCACTATTAAAATCTTTGAAAAAGAATTTATTTATTTTTTCAGCACCAATTGGGGTACTGCCTTTACCATCAAATTGATAAAAGCCATCTTCTGCCAAATAAAATACAAGCCTGCCCACATTTCCAACTGATCCTGAGTAAGCACAACCTCTCTGAGTTTCAACTTTGTCAATCTGATAGATTAATGGTGTTCCTACATATTGAGCAATACATATGGCTTTTTCTAGCAATATTGTTGCGTATTCTCCGCCCACTAATCCAGTGATTGCTCCTGCATCTACAATATCTTGAAAGTCTGCCTGATCAGTTCCTACAGTCCAACTGGTTGCATCATTTATACCTGACCATCTAGTTCTAAATGGAACTCTTCCTGATCCTTCATCAATGTTGGCTGTCCAAACCTGATCTCTTACAACTGCTAAAAAATCAGCTTTTGGTGCATTTGCTAAATCTGCAAAAGCAGTGTCAGTTCCTAATGTAAATTCTTGCAGTGTCTCTCCTACACCGCCTGAAGCAATAACACTTGTGCCAAACTGAACAAATCTCCAATACTCACCATCTGTTAGAGAGTAACCGCCACCCTTACCAATACTTGTTAGATTAGAGTTAGACGAATTAAACTCATAAAGTTTAGTTGAGTTTCCTGCAAATAACTTCACATTTCCTGAGTTATCTTTTGATGCGAATATACCTTTTAGGGGTGCATCGCCTGCATTTGATACAGCCTGAAAACTATTAAAAGATCTATATCCTGAAATAGCAGGGATGACATTCTTTGCAACTGTAACTCCTGCATTTTCTAAATCAGGTTGATCGGGCAACCATTCACCAAACTTAATCATTGCTGTAACCAAACCTCACTTCCAACATTTTGAATTGCCCAAACCTCTGATCCAACACCTTGTATAGTCCATGTCTCAGATCCATCTTCTATCTCAGTCCAATCTTCTCCGAGTAGCTTTGCACTTGCAGTTATAGTTGCAGTCGTATCCGAACTTGCTGTAGCAGTTACAGTGTAATTAGGTGTTGCTGTTACACTTGCCTCAGTTGATGCAGAGCCACTTGCCAATACAACAATATTTGCAGTCGCAGTTGTTGTCGCTGTTGTTGCCACACTAGCCGAAGGCTGTTGCACTCTGATAGCTGATCCTGAGATCGTTGCATTTGTGCTGATACTTGCACCAAATCCTGCTGTATAATTAGCTGTCGCAGTGATAGTTCCAACTGAAGCAGTTGTTGCCCCCATAGTTCTAATTCTAGTAGGGGTTGATGTAACTGTCGAAGCAGTCGCAACACTTGCAGAAGCAGTTCTTATTTTAACTGCACTTGCACTAGCACTAGCACTTGTTGAGACTGAGCCTGCAATCTCAATAGCAAATTGTATTTCAGCAGTTACACTTGCACTTGTAGAAATACTTGCCGAAGCCTGCAAAACTGCAAGACTTGATAGACTGTCAATATTACCTAAAGCATTGAGGCTATCAATATTCCCCCAACTATCTAATTGATCTAGAGTTGGGTTAGACCACTCAATTTTTAGCATATCAGAATTGCTATCAAAACTTCCTGATATACTATCTAAAGTTTGCGTAATCTGATCTAGATTTGGGATACCTAAAGCCATAATAAAGCCTTAAATTATGTAGCAGAAATTGTTAAAGAACCGCTTGCTACTTTTAAAATATCTCCACTAGCTATTGTTTTTGATGCTGAAAAAGCACCATGAAATAAAAGATTACCTGAACTACTGGCATCAAAAATTCCGAAGTGGCTTACGTCACCCCATGAGCCAGTTGCACTATCAAATTCAACTGCACTGTTATTGGATATAGATCCACTTGATGCAGAAGCAAAAGTAATAGCTTTTCTTGAATAATTATTACCAGTCAACTCTGTTCCTGAATTATCGTCATTTAGGCTTGCTGTAGATAAACCTAAATATACTGCTGAGGGAGCAGAAGTTGATGCTGTTCCAGTAAAGTGATCTAGAAATTTAAGTTCTAGATAATCTGACATTGCCGACATTTATTTCTCCTATGATGACATTTTTGCGTAGATTGATGATATGTGCAAAGCACCAGTTCCATAGTGAGATCTCTGTTCATCTTTCCTGATCTCTTCTATAGATCTTGTGAACTTAGCATCGTATGTAGATGCTCTTTGTTCATCCATTAAATAAGTATAAGCCTCAACCAATGCCCCTGATAAATAAGCATCAGGATGACGAGTTAACATCACATTTGTTGCATTTGTATCTGACAAAGCACTAAGGCTACCTATGTAGATTATTTCGGCTGTATAGCTATCATCAGGTATTGGTCTAATCTTTAGTTCTGCACCAACAATAGAATATGCAACTGGTCTGCCAGTAGCACCAGTGTAAGCTGTATCTAATGCGGTTGGACTTTTATATTCTAAAACTACGTTTGGATTTGTATTTAGCTTGATCTCCCTGATCTCTCTCATGTCAGTCGGTAAAGCTATAAACTCATCGCCACTTGTTAAAGTTGCTGTTGCTCTTTTTTCCTGATCTCTAGTCTCTAACTCTCTAGATAATCTAGCCTCAGCTAACTGGATAAAGTTAGGGATCTGATCATCAAGATCAGTTCTAGCTAGAAAGTTTGCTACCGCAGTTTTTAATTCTGAATATGTTGATATGCTCACATCGAGCCTCCGCCAGTTCTAAAAAATCTGTTATCACTATCGTTAAGCCACTGCTTCCACTTCTTAGAGGCTTCAGGGTTATCCTTTGGATCTCCAAACTTTTGCATAAGTTCTAGATATAAATTGTTTGGTATCTCGGCAACGTGTTGCCAGTGTCTTTGTGTATTGCCAATCAAAGATCCTTTTTCGTAGTCATTTGCTTTTCTTTTGTTGGCTTCCAAAACCGCTTTAATATGCTGTTTTGTCTCGATGGTGTAAGTGCCATCGTTATTGTCATGCCAAAAAGTTTCTTTCTGCGAATATGGATTTCTTGATAATAGTCTAGACATTGTTTCCCCTATAAATAGAAAGGGCGAAATTAATCGCCCTCTCATCGCTAGTTATTAAGCACCTGATAAACCAATAACTGCACCATGAGCTTTAGGTGCTGTTGGCATCAAGACAAACTCAGTGATGATCTGCTCTTTGATTGCATCACCAGTTCTTGCTAATGTTGTCTTAGTGAAATTTCTTCCATTAAGAGTTCCGATCTTTATGTGATCAGGATCAATAACAAATAACTTGTCATTAGACATAAATCTTGAAGGTGTTAACTCAAGAGTTCCAAAATCTGTTAAGTAAACAGAAGTTGCACCCACAAATGAAGGGGCTTGACCCTGAGTTGTGTTCACCTGATTTGTTACAAGATTTGTTCCTGCTTG